AAAGTTTCAGAAGGACATAGAAAAGGTTACTTAGTAGGCCCAAATGATGAATCGCAAGTATTGCCTCCTTGGAATACAGAAAGTTACAATGGTTTTGACCTAACCTCAGTCCAAGATTTCGCAGATAAGCCAGAAGCTCAAAAGCTTATCACATATCCAAACATTTATGGATTTAAAACTCCAGAAAAACACATGTTGAAAATGGTAGATGGTGATCCAAAATGTAATCGAAAGTGGAAAAGATTAGAGTTGATGAGTAGTACTGGGAATTGGCTGATGATGAAAGATGACCATCTTCATTATTGTGGTCAATGGTCGCATCCAGAATGCGGAGTAAAAGATGCCGATGTTAGTTGTGTTGAAGGTGTTCCAGAACAACCATATCCAGACTTTGCACGACAATTAGGAATAGACAGAGGAATTATAGCCACAGATGCACAATTCAACAGAGGTAATGAGGATTTATCGCAACAAGCTATAGCTTTGTCAGAACAATCTGCAAAGGCTGATAATATTGCTCCAATTATAACAGCAGCAAAAGAAATTCCTGTATGTGGTGACAAAATCATTGGTGGTCATCCAAGTACAGGTCATCCAAAATCTAAATATTATAATAAGCAAGTTGGTGCAAATGCTTATTTCAAAAATCAAAATGAATGTCGTCCATACAAAGGAACAGGCACACCTCAAAACAATAAATGTGATTTACCACAATCTGGAATACAATTAATGTCTGTTGCTGGTCACACGATAGTGATGGATGATTCTGTAGAAGATCCAACTGGAAAACCAGAGTGGGAAAGAGGCATGAAGCCATTTGATTTTGGATGTACAGATCACTTTGATGGCAGAATGTACATGAAATCTGCCACAGGACATATGATTGAGATGAGTGATTTAGAGAAAGAAGGAACTCCAAATGTAAGAAGTGAATATAATGCAATAAAACTTTTATCTGCTCATGGAAACAGAATTGAATTAAATGATCATGATGAAACCAAATGTGTGGCTGGGGAAAAGCGTGGAATTACGATGGAATCAACCAGCACTCATCGTTTTGAAATGATTGATCATACGAATGAACAATGTGGGCCAGATAGAAGAGAGGGTGGGGTTCCAACACCATTTGCTAAAAAGGCTTATGTAAAGATTAGGTCTGGTTATGGTTTAGAATTTTTGATGAGAGATGATAATTCTCAATTAGAAACACAAAATCAAAGCATTCAAATTTATTGCCCCCATTATGACAATTCTAGAGGTCCACACATTCATAGATATCAAGAATCTGCTAGTGGTGCAGGATTAGTTCTTTTAAGGGTTGCTGGCAACTATATAATTTTAACCACAGACAATAAAATTGAGGTAATTGGAGATATAGGGGAATCTTCTCCTAAATCAAATAAAATTGAAATTATAAGCAAGTTTAAACTTGTATATACTAAAAGTTACTATGTAAATATAACTGAAAAGTCGCATTTATTTGTAGCAGAAGACAATATTTTGTTATTGGCAGGTAAAGATGCGACAGATGCTGAAGGAAAACCAGCACCGAATATTGGATTAATATTAATGTATGATACTTCTAGTGGAGCAATTAAAGCAAGTACTAGGGTGATAGGAACTTGCAGGAAGACTGATCCATGTGTAAGTATATTCCAGTTGCTTCCTTTTGCTAAGAAGAAGTGTAAACAAGAATAAGTGTAAACAATAAAAAGTGAATAAAAAATGGCAATATCAAGAGATTTTAAAGGCATTCCATATCCAATTACAAAAAATCCTAAAGGATTTTTTTATATTGAGAACAATGTTGATTTGATTAAAGCAGATTTGCTTATTTTGCTTTTAACGAATCCAAGAGAAAGAGTTATGTTGCCAGAATATGGAACTCCATTAAGAAGATTGTTTTTTGATCCGAGCGATCCAATTATTGTAAGAAAGGCAAAGGATATGATTGCTTTGTCTTTACAAACTTGGGAGCCAAGAGTTGCGATTGAAAATATTTACATTCAGGCAAAATTAGATTCAAGCAGTGCAAACGAATTAGAAGAAGACAAAAACAATCAGCAAGTTCTTCTTATAAGAATCACATTCTTTGATAGAATGGAAATCACAAAAATAAACGAATTAAAGTTAGAAATACCATTAGGAGCGTAAAATGATAAATAATTGTCCTTTTGACATAAAGCCGTATGCTGTATCTGAACTCCTTAAAAAACCAAATGTATTTAATTTAAACTATACTAATCAAGATTTTTGGAGTATGAAAACAAGACTTATAGAATTTACCCAACAAAGATTTGGGAATGAATTTACAGATTTTGTCGAATCATCTTTGGCGGTTATGTTGCTTGAAAATTGGGCATTTGTCGCTGATACTCTTTCATTTAAAATGGATCAGATAGCAAATGAAATATTTATAGATACAGTTACAGAAATAGATAATGCTTTTAGATTGTGTAAATTAGTTGGCTACAATCCACTTCCTCCTATTGCTGCAAAAAGCTATTGGACGGCATCATTAACAAATACAATAACCACTGACATTTCAATTGTCACGCCACAAAAAGTTGTAGTAAATGGTGGTGGAGAATCTGTTACGATGGAATTGTTTGCAGCAGATTCAGAGGGGAATCCTCTTTTTGATGAAGACATAATAATCCCAGCAAATTCTTTAGTAAATGCTAGTGTAATTGGATTGCAAGGACAAACCAGAAAAGAAACCATTTCTGGAACTGGTTCTAGAAATCAAGTATTGCAATCAAGATATCAAGGTGTGATATTTGATTCTTCAAGTGTAGAAATAGATGGTTCTTTGTGGAATAAAGTTGATTTCTTTTCTGAGGGTAAGCCACTTAAGGAATATAGAATTGAATATGATTCAAACTACTCTGCATATTTTATTTTCGGAAATGGCGTTGCTGGTATGGTTCCGTCTTTAGGTTCTGTCATTAGATTAAATTATAGGATTGGGGGAGGAACAATAGGTAATTTAGTATCTAATTCTGTTCAACAATCAATACTTGTTACGGTTCCTGGATTAGGCTATCAAGTTCCAATATTTTTTAACAATTACACAAAAGCACAATATGGATATGATGGAGATAGCATTGAAGATATCCGTAGAAAGTTACCTTTTTACTTAAGAACTCAAGACAGGGCGGTAACTGGATTAGATTACAAGACTATTACGGATCAATTTGTAACTCCATATCAGGGGCAAATGGGAAAGTCTGTAGCTGTGTTGAGAAATCATGGTTGTGCTGCAAATATAATAGATCTTTATGTTCTTGCAAAAAAAAATGTAGATGGTTTAGAAATCGCAAGTGATCAATTAAAAAAAGAACTATATGATTATCTAGAAACAAAGAAAATGATAACTGACTTTATTTGCATAAAAGATGGAGTTATATTAAATGTAGATGTTAATATATCTGTGACAATTGATAAGTTTTATAAAAAGTTCGAAGACGAGATTAGAGTTAAAATATTTAATAGAATTTCATCATTCTTTAGTATTTATCGTTGGGAATACGGACAAGCACTTAAAGATAATGATGTGACAAAAGAATTATCTGATATTAAAGAAATTAAAAAAGTTGATGTAACATTTAATACGGATATTGCAACAGAAGCATCTACTATAATAACTGTTAAATTTTTTGAAATAATAAGACCTGATATTATCGATTTAGGATTTGTATACGAATAAGGTAAAAAATGAGCATTAAAAAAATAGATCAAAATCCAACAATAGCAGATCAAATACTATTTGAGTTTACATGCCCAGATAGTAAAAATTGTCTTCTTCAAGATCCATACAAAGTAGATAAAGTTGTAATATATTTTATTGAAAGAAGCTTCATAGATTCTACTGTCAATCAATATTTAGACAATTTCTATGACAAGGGAAAATTTGCTGCTTATAGTATAGCAGAAAAAGTCGCTTGTGATAACCCAACCGAATCAAATATTTTTGCTGCGAAAAAAGCCAAGGCAGAACTCGATAGCTCAACTTTAGAGCAAACATTTTATTACAAAGAAGCTACACCAGTACTTGTTATAGGTAGTCCAGAATATCCAGCTTGGTTATCAACAGATCAAAATAATGCTCTTATAAAACATGAAATAGAAGATCCAAATGGTAATACCATATATGGTAGTTTTACATATCTTTGGGATACGAATGGTTATAGAGAAGGAGATTATTTCATATGTATCACTTGGACTCCAATGATTGCTGGAGATTCATTGTCGAGTCATCAAAAGTTTTATATTGCTGGCGATACATCAATAAATAC